TGCTGTGTCTAAAGAGGATACAATAGCAGTAGCACCAACACCATTATCACCCGGAGCAGCTTGAAAAGTTACTATCGTGTTTGGATTTTGCCTGTAATCATATCCACCAAAAGCCACGTTAATGCCTGTGACCGAGCCTAAAGAAACATTTCCCACATAAGCAATGGCTTTTTGAGCATTTGGGTCATTAGGTTCTAGACCGCCAGTGAGAACAACAGGATCACCGGTTACATAAAGAAGACCCTGATTATGAGGATCTATAACAATATTAGAAAGAGCCGCAATAATTTTTTCTTCAAAAATAAGATTATTACCGTTGGCATCAGTACCATAAACAACCTGTAGGTCTTCTAAATCATCAAAAGGTTTAGTTAATTGTGAAATATAAACTTCTACAATTTCAAATCCGAGATTTGCATCTACAACCTTATCTACAGATTCTATTACACACTGAGCACCACTATTTGAACCCACACCAATTCTTTGAACCAATTCTTGAACCGGAAAATTAATATTATTTTCGGTCAACAAAAGTCTGATTGCTTGTGGAAGTGTCCATTTACCATCAGAACATTTAAGAATATTGTCTTTTGGAAAATAGATGTCAGCGTTTTTACCATAAAGAACTTGAAACAAAAATCTAATAGATTGTGGTGTTCCTTTTTGAGTATAGAATTCACGAGCAATTTTTATTAATTTACGTTCATCTAAAACGGTATTATTAGGAAAATAAGGAAGAAAATCGTTTTGAAAATAAATTAAAAACCCATCAAGAGTGTTGTCTATATCTTTGTAATTAAGAAGGTTTTTTGCCTGATAAATTACATTGTTGCTATTTGGAGTCGGTAATTCTTGAGTTTCAAGAAAGCGATAATAAGCCTGCATGAATTGTGAAAATGCAGGAGAATTTTCACGAATAAATTCCGGAAGCTGACTATCGATGAAAGAGGAAGTAACAGGAGCTATTACATTAGCATCGAATGTATTATTAAAAGCGGTATTACTCATTAGACTCGTCTGTTAAATCTACAGAAACAGCATTGGTGTCCGTTGGGTCTAGTGTTAGAATAATTTCGTTATTAGAACCAAACGTCAAATTTTGTGGTGGAACATAAAAACTTAATACACCTAATTCATCGTTAATGGCAGTAGGTGCAAAATTGTTTAATGTAATTATACCATTTAAATAATCAATTGTCCCAACATTTGCACTGATTATTGTTTTGTTATTATTGACATCATAATAATAAGATCTTAATGTTCCGTATTGACCTTGAAGTACAGCAGTAAAAACTGATCCTAAACCGTTTCCACCATTAGCAGTAACTGTCGCTGTTGTATATTCTGAACCCGGATTATCTATTTTTATAGAATTAACTACACCATTAACAATAGTTGCAATTGCATTGGCACCTACACCGTCTCCTGTAATGATTAAGGTAGGTGCACTGGTGTAGCCATAACCAGGTGCATTAATAAGAATATTGTCGATACCCGAATAAGAATTCGGTGTTTCTTCAATATAAGCTTGACGTGATACACCACCGGCATCATTGATAGTAAATGTTGGTGAGGTATAAAGATGCGTGCTAGATGTACCCGGTTGTAGTTGACAACCAGTGTTCATGACATAGGTTTGAGATGCAGTCAAAGAAGGTATTAATCTTTTTTGAAGATAAACTGATGCCGTAGAAGATAAAATTGAATTTTCAGAATCATCGACAGATCTTAACAATCTAGACAATCTAAATTCAGAATTAAATGTATTAAAATTAAGATTAGCATATTGTTGCACAGCAGTAACTATCGTATTAGTTAGTTGTGCTGGAGTTAAAGTAGTTTGTGTTGAATCGTAATCAACATCAAAAGATAAATTAAGGAAATTGTAATCCGCATCGACCCAAACTGGCGTTACAGTCAAAACGCTAATTGGAGAAATTACGCTTTTAGTTAAATATTGTTGCTGTTGAACCGTGATACCATATCCATTTTTAGGTTTACCTGAAATAAAAACTTTTCCATATTGAGGAGGGTTTAAAGTTTCACCACCCCAAACTGTCACAGCATCAAAATAAGGATAATTTTTGTTAATAAGAGCTATGTAATCGTTAATAGTTACAGCACGATTTTGTGCAATATAAGATTTAGGTGCAGAAAATTTAATAGAAGCTACGTCTTCTATAGGTGTTCCGCCTGAACTAGAAACAACCGTAGTCACATTTGATAAAGAACCAGATAGAAGTGCAGTTTGAAGTGTGAAACCTTCTAATCCATTAGCAGCATCGGCACTTGTCGTGATGTAAGAGATAACAATAATGTTACCGTCTTGAATTGCAGATCCTATAACGCCGTCACCAAAATAAATGTTGTAAGAAGCATTAGCGCCTTCTTCTATGAAGTAAACATTTGCATTAGCATCAACTTGCGTTAAATCTGTTGCTAAATTAAAATAAGTTTTATAAGTGTTAACCTGAGATGTTTGAACAATAACTTGAAGTGATGTTGTATCGACATTTGCGTCTACAATATTAAACGTTCCTGTTGGATTAGTGGAACTATCCATTAAGAACGTTTTGACGACAGGAGAGCCTTCAGCAATCTGTACATTATTAAAATAAAAAGTATTACCATTTATACCTGCCGTGGTATCATCTAAAGTGACAAAATTGTAGGATGTGCCATCCAAAGCATCGGAAGAAAATTGAGAAAAACGAGCAAGAGTAAGAATACTAGTATTGTCTGTATTAGCTCTTGTTACGGCAACATTTACGGTTGCCTGAGAAGATATGGCTGATCTTGGAGTATAACCAAGAGATTTAGCGTGAGATACGACTGTTGAACGGAGAACAGCCGTATCAAGGAACATTTCATTGGATACAAGATTTAAATAAATTGCGTTATAATGGGTATTATAAGCAAGAATATTTAATAGTTTGTCGAATGCTGAACCAGTAAAATCGTAATCTTGAAATTCATCTTGGCTTTGTAAGAACGTAATCAGATTTTGCTTTATACTGTCAAAGTCAAGATCTGTTATTTGAAGTTTAGATGTATTAGCTGTAATTGTCATTTAACGAAGCCTTGCAAGAAATGTGGTAATTTGAATAGGTGTGTCAATTCCACCTGTAACCTGAAAAACAATTGTGACTGCGTAACCGTCTTGATCGTTGTTAGATTGTACTATTACATCTAACACTGTAGCTCTAGGTTCAAAATTAGCCAAAACGTCTTGTATTTCTTTTGACAAGAGGTTTGCCGTTACACCATCACATAGTTCAAATAAAAGTCTTCTAACATTTCCACCGATTTCAGGATGAAATGGTATTTCGTAGTGATTTGTTTGTACTAGATTCATAATAGACTGTACAACACTATTTACACCCAAAACTCTATTTAAATCACCAGTAATAGGATTTACACTAAAATTAATATTAAAATCGCTATATATGCGAGATTGTAAAGGCGTGTTTAGAGTAGGTGATGTAGCCATTTGATTCTCTTAAAGGAATCTTTTATTTAGGACAGGTTTAATAAGACAATTATTCTGATTCTTTTTCTACATTTTCAATTTTTTGAACATAAACATCATTAGATATTGTCCGTTCACTAACTATTAATCTTCTGTATTTGTGAACAAACGCTTCAAATTTCTGGCCAGGCATTAAAATAGTCGGTCCTATAATAGTATTTACCCAATAATTTCTATTAATAGGTTGTTCCATAAGATCTTGTTCCTGAACTTCTACTATATGTCCATAATTTGATGAAATTGTACTATCTGGATCTAAATTTTCATTTGTAATTGTAATTTTAACTGTCATTTTAACTCCTATGAAAGAAACAACGTCTTTTCTTTCGTTCTTCTGTTTGTTAATCCTGGCAATACCTTTCCTGCTGCTTTGTTCCACAAAAGCAATGCATTTGCCGCAGCACAATAATCTCCCTTATTTAAGTTAGACAATACTGAACTCTTAAGAAAGTTTCTTGAACCTACGTTGTATGTAAAACTTAATAAAGCATCTAATATGTTTTGAGTGATAGGAACTTTAATAGCATTTTGTAAAGTAGGTAAAAATGCTGACTCTATACAAGTTCCTAGATAATCTAATGCTGTTGCTCTGCTGATAGTGTCCCCAAGATTTACTGGTTTACCCAAAGCAGCCGCTGTCGTTCCATAACCTATAGTAAGAGGTTCTGCGCCTGTAGCCGGGTCTGGATATGCCGTTACCGTGTCTGGTGCTGTGACCTTAGCAAATCCTTCTGCTGACTGAATCAAAGACAACCCAGCCTGTCCTATTCCCCAGGTAGAAGGTGCACCCAAAACAGTTTTGGTCGTAATATCATAGGTACAATTAGCCGTATTACTAGATGTATTGGCATCAGGTGGAATAAGGTTATTGTTAGCTGCTGTGTTATTTGGACCAGGAACCAATAATAGTCTTTGTATGTATGCAGACCCTGTAATAGGATCAAGAGAAGTGGTTTTAATATTAAATGGAATTGGGATTTCTTCTGGTTCAGCAATTCCTGTGTTTTTGTTTAAAGCTGCTATTGCATTTGGTAATCCAGCCGATTCTCCTGCTTGAGCATTTGTGGCTCCTGATGCTGTCGGAGCACCTTGATTAACAGATTGTAATCCTTGAATCTGGACAGATGAACCTATTCCTACCATCGGTGCGGTCAATGCTGCTTGTGTTGATGCTAATAAATTAATATTATCACCTTGAGCGTTAAAATCACCACCAGCATTTAGATTTAAATCGTTTTCAGATGAGATTGTAGTATCTTGAGAAGTGATATCTACGCTAGATTGTCCTGTAACGTAAACAGAATCTCCTATTAAAGTTGCATCGGCAATAGCTGACATATTGATAGATTGAGCCTGCACATTAAATGCACCACCAACAGAAAAATCCACATCACCAGCCACATTGGCAGATAAATTTCCTCCTGATTCAATTATCACGTCTCCATTGCAACGAACCAAACAATCACCGTCAATTGTGATAGCAACTTTTCCCATGACATGAAGATAATCATCTGCCATTACTATTTGATAATTAGACTTAGTGATTTTTTCTACTTTTGTTCCCGATGGATACCATTCCATAAAGGAACCTGTTCGATGACAAATATGAATACGTTCTGAATATGGAGTGTCGTCATACTCAATAACATGACCTGATTCAGTCACAGTAGCTATATCATAAGGGTATTCCGGATTATATGCGGGATATGGCTCTGACCATTTAAAATTGTTTGCAGACAAAACGCCGTTGTCTAAATTGTTTTTTCTAGATGAAATAACAGTGTTAGCTAAATTTGCATAACGAGCAACACCTGACACAGTTGGTTGATTTAATTCATCAGCATTAGGGTGACGAAGTGATTCAATTACAGCAGCATTAGCCGTATTGGCTTCAGTAATAGTAATTCCAGAACCATCAGTGTTGTATTTTCTGGCTACAGGAACTTTAGGAGCAAGTTGTATAGTAGCCTGAGAACGAAGATCATGAAAACCAGAACCCAAATTAGGTGCATTTGTTTCGACACCAGGAATAATTCCTAACATTAAAGGTAATTGTTTTGAGCCGTCTAACCATATACCAAAAGCCAAATCAGATTCTTTAGGTGTAGAAAATTGTTTTCCGTTGATACCTTGTAATACTTGAGCCCAAGGTAAATTTTCAGAAGGCATTTCTACTAATGAAGGATTATGAACCCCATAGATACGAACTTGAACTCTTCCTAATTCAAGAGGGTCTTGACGATTTTCAATGACACCTACCCAGTATCCCTGAAAATCTTCGCCGGAAAAATATTTATCAATTACTGCCATTATGTGTTTATTATAGTTTTAATAGTTTGAGAGTTTGTTGATGCTACTGGAAGTGATTGAGATACGCTATCAGCAAGCAATTCAACAATTGTAGTGCTTACATCTAGAATAAATTTATGGTGCACACTGCTGACCAAAAAGTTACCAGTTCTAATTGGATCAAATCCTGTTGTCTTGTCTTGAATTTCCATTTTTGGAATTTCCAATCTTACAACCATACCGGTTTTTAATTGAATATCACCGGGTATAGAACCTACTATTTTAAACGTATTTAACTGACCTAAACGAGATATTGTTTGAGGCAACCATTTTTTTAAATTAGCAGGATTAGATGTTGGATCAGAATCTGTTGATAAAATAAATTTTAACATGTTTCCTTCTGTCGCATATACAGATTGTCCTAATCTATTTACTGCATCATTAGAAGGAGCAAAGCTATTTAATGTAGAAGAATTAGCCAGTTGTTTTACATTAAAATTAATAGAAGTAAAATTCCTATTTACTATATCTAATACAACTAAAGTTGATGTAAAAGCACCGGCTCTAATAGCTTTAATCATGTCAAAATCTTGAATAATGTTCATCAACGTAAAAGAATTAATGTTTTTTTCTGGGGATTGTTCTAGTGTGACATTATATGAATAGCTCCTATAGACAGGTGCTGTCAATAATGATTCATATGAAACAAAATTAAATCCATCTCTGTTTTCGAAAAATAAAAATAAATGCTTATTTGTCTTGTAGGCACGAGGACATAGCCATGCTATCGCCTCAAGAGGAGCCATTCTAGGAATTATGATGTCAAAAATACCGTCAGTTTGTTCTATTTGATTAATTTTAGCAGGATTTACTTTTAATTTGTTTTTAAGAAGATCACTAACCATCTGATCTATACGAAGACCTTTGTAAGATTTGCTAACAAGATTTTGAGATGAAATAATAAGTTCATCCGAACAAAAATAAATTGTGTAGTTTTGAAGACCATTGCTTCCTAATGTTCTATCTCCTATTTTATAGATTCTAAATGTTTTAACAATAGGACTATTGAGAGACGGTTTATCTACTGAAATTAAAATATATTCGTTTCCGTGTAAAGAAAATGATGATATCAAATCAAGAGAATCACCCATAACCAATGAACCAGTCATGCATGTAGCAAAAATGTCTTCATAAAGGTTTAATTCAATCATTAAACCAGACACATCAACTGTTTTACCGTCACTGGTGACAATAACTAGAGTGTTTAATTTATAGTCACTACTGCCTATGATTCCAGTAGAACTTGTAGAATTGTCGGCCATTATGTACCAAGTAATTGTTGAAATTGCTGTTCTATTTGACCAGCATAGGATGCATCAATTAATATAATTTCTCTTTTT